TTTATAATTCATTAACTGAAATTTATATTGATGAAAATATTGAATTATCTGTTGAAAGTGGAATTGCTTCTACTCACAGATTTTCACTATCCAAATTATATAATAAAAAATTATCACCAAGTTTTTCTTTAAGAAAATATCCAATTTCAATAAACAAAGATGTAAATAAAAAAGTAAAAACCCCGATCGATAAAACAATTGGATCTCTGATAAATGGAGTCGAAATTTTTAATTATAAAGGCGAAGACAAAATATTTTATGGCCCACTCAGTGATGTAAATGTTTTAGAGGGTGGTTCTGGGTATGATGTAGTATATCCACCTAAAATTGAAATTGATGCTCCCGTAGAAGTTGGAGGAACAACTGCATTAGTTAATCCTGTTATTTCTGGTACTGTTCATTCTGTTTTACTGAATGAAAAAGATGTTCCAGTAAAATCAGTAAAATCTGTTTCTATTTTGGGAGGAAATGGGACAGGATCTGTTTTAGAACCTGTGATTGAAAACAGATTCAGAGAATTAACATTTGATGCCTCTTCGGGTGTCAGTACTTCTTTAGATAAAATTACATTTACGCAAAATCATTACTTTAAAGACGGACAAAAAGTTGTCTATAATACAAGTGGAAATAATCCACTAGGTATAGGTACATATCAAGGATCAAATGAAAATCAAAATAAGTATCTATTAAACGGAGGAACATATTTTGTAAATTATCTTTCTTCTACAAGTATTGGTTTATATGAAACTGAAAAAGATTATCTTGCAGGAATTAATACTGTAGGATTTACGACAGTAAATAAATCTGGTATTCACAAAATTAGATCTTTTAATTCAGAAGCAGTTTTATCAAATATAAGAGTTACTAATCCTGGTAATAATTATCAATATAGAAAATTAATTATTACCTCAGACGATAGATCTACTGCAATATCAACAACTAGATCTACTATTAACTATAAAGATCATGGATTTGATGATAAATCAATAGTAAAATATGAAAGCACTAGTGTTATTGATGGATTAACGAACAATCAAGATTATTATGTTATAAAAATTGATAATGATTCGTTTAGACTTGCTACAAGTGAAAGCAATTATGCAAATAAAAAATATATTTCTATTGGAAGTATTGGGGGAAGTGTTGAGCACTCATTTAAATATCTTCCAATTTCTGTAGATATAAAAGTATCTTACGCAAATACGGAACAATCTATATCAGCAACACCTGTTGTTCGAGGTGAAGTTATTGATTTTTATGTTTATAATAAAGGAAGTAAATATGGATCAGAAATTTTAAATTATGAAAAACTTCCAGAAGTTTTTATAAGAAATGGAAAGAATGCCATTGTTCGACCTGTTATAGTCAATGGCAAAATTGATAATGTGGTTGTTGTTGAAGGTGGATCTGAATATTATTCTCTTCCAGATTTAGTAGTTAGTGGTTCTGGGAATGGTGCAAAGTTAACACCGGTAATTAATCCTACTACTGGTTTACTTACCGAAGTTACGGTAATTAATGGTGGAATTGGATATAATTCAAATACTACAATTAGCGTTAAAACTACAGGCACGGGTTTAAAACTATCACCAAAAATTAGATCTTTAACTCTTGATAATAAGAAAAAGTTTGGAAATGAATATTTCAAAAAATTTAGTGCATCTTTTACTGACTTATCATACAGTATTCTTGGATATTTTGATAAAGTAAGAAGTTCCTTTGATGATAATATTGGAACAGAATCTGAAAACTTTAATCATTCGCCAATAATTGGATGGGCATATGATGGCAATCCAATTTATGGTGCATTTGGATATTCGAATCCAAATGAGGGTAATATTGTAAAAAGATTGGAATCTAGTTATGTTTTAAATGCATCTTTAGTTGAAGATAGACCAAATCTAACAGATTTTCCAGCAGGAACTTTTATTGAAGATTATACTTTTGATGGATCTGGGGATTTAGATGAACATAACGGAAGATTTACAAAAACTCCAGATTTTCCAAATGGAATTTATGCATACTTTGCTCCAATAGAAGAAGATCCAAATTTACCGAACACATATCGATCAGTTTTTCCATATTTTATCGGTGATACTTACAGATCTTCTTTTATAGAATCAATTTTGTCCAATACGCAAGAAAATTTTGATCTGCAAAATTCTGGACTATTAAGAAATACTTTTCCGTATAGAGTGGGACAAAAAAATTCAAGCAATGATTATATTGATTTTAATTTTACTGACAAATTTAATGGAGCAGAAATTGAATCTTCATCAAAAGGTGATATAGATTCTTTTAAAGTTTCTAAAAATGGATTTGATTATGCTGTTGGTGACCCTTTAGTTTTTGATAATACTTTGGCAGGTGGTTCTGGAGTTTCTGCCGAAGTTTCTGAAATACTTGGAAAAACTATAACCAATATTTCTGCATCAAAAACGAAAGATACTGGTTTTGTTTTAGAAAACCAAAATGGTAAATTAAAATTATATTCAGATACTTACCATAATTTTTCAAATGGTGATTTCGTAAAAATTGATAATCTTTCAACTCAAATATCAGGACTTAGTGGATTTTATAATATAGAATCCACCACATTATCAACAACTCTCAATGAAGAAATTATCATAAACTCTGGTGTTGTCACTGATATTTTTGTTTCCAGTATACCTTCTTCTGTTTCTGCAGGAAATACTATTGGAATTGGTACAGAAAATTTAGAAGTTTTGAACGTATTTGAGAAAGAAAGAATTTTAAGAGTTAAAAGAAGTATTACTGGAATTGCACATTCTGTAGGGACAGCAGTTACATATCGTTCTGATTCTTTTACTATTCCTTTTCAAATTGAGGAATTGGATTCATATAATAATGATAAAGTATACTTTAATCCTACTCAATCTGTCGGAATAGGCACTACAGTTGGAGTTTCGACCTCTGTTTCTTATATTATAGGAAACAAGACTCAAACTTTATCAATACCAACACAAACAATATATTTGCCCAATCATGGGTTTGAAAACAAACAAAAAGTTACAATTGGAAGGTCTTCTGGAGTATCCTCAATAACTGTCTATAATAATTCTACAGAGTCGGAATTCAAAATTTTAGAATCTTCTGCTGAAGATGTCTTTATCATCAAAAAATCTGATAATACTGTGGGTATAGTTACATCATTAACAGGTCTTGGCAACACCGATGGTCTATCATTTATATCAAATGGTGAAAATAATTATGAGTATTATTTTGAATCAAAATTCAATCAAATAACTGCAGATGTAACTAAAATAAATTCTACAGTATCAGTTTCTACAAGTCACGGTCTAAAGAATAATGATAAAATAACATTATCATTATTATCAAATAAGAATGTAGGTATAGGCACATCAACGCATCTTCGTTTAAAATTTGATGAAAGTAATCAAAAAATACTAATTAATTCAATTGGGTTTAATTCTACGGGTATTAATACTGCAAATAACACTATAGAAATACCAAATAACGATTTCAGAAATGGGGATAAGGTATATTATGAGACTGATTCTTCACCATCAGGTTTAGCAAACAATTCTTTCTATTATGTTGTAAAAGTTTCTGATGATAAGATAAAATTATCAGAAACTTTAAATGACGCAATAGGGTCAACTATAAAAACTATAGGAATAGGAAGTACTGGAGGATCTGACCAAAAATTAAGTCTTGTAAACCCTCAGATTGATGTNATTAAAAANAATAATTTAGTTTTTGATATTAGCGATTCTTCATTCGAAGATAAAGATATTGTGTTTTTTAGAGATGAGAATTTTGTCAATCAATATTTCTCTAGTAGTGATAGTTCTTCTTTTAATGTTGTTGGAGTTGGAACTGCAGGAAATTCTGGAGCAAAAGTTACTCTAAATCATTCTTCGAGTTTAGACTTTAACTTATATTATACAGTAAAGGATAAAACTACCGGAAAAGTTATAAGTGCAGATAAAGATGTAAAGAATTATTCTAAAATCTCTTATGTAGATAGTTTTTATAATGGAAATACGTATACTATTAGTGGTATAGGAACAACTACATCAACTACATTTCAAATTAATTTGACTGGAGAACCTGAAAGGGATTTATATACTTCCTCTGATGTAGACTCCTTTGAATATTCTACTAATTCCAAAAATGCTATAGGACCTATTTCCAAGATTAGAAAAATTTCTCCTGGTTTTAATTATTCATTTTTACCAAAAATTTCAGATATCACTTCATCAAAAGGCAATGGTGCAGGTATCACATTAGTCACTAAAAATATTGGAAGTCCTGAAAGAATAAAAACTGTAAACAGTGGATATTCTTTTCCAACAGACAAAACTTTATCTCCCAAAGGAAACTTACCAATAATTGCAAACACAATTAAAGATCATGAAATTGAAAATATAGTAGTTACTTCTGGAGGTAGTGACTATTATACAGAACCAAATTTAGTTTTGGTAGATTCTGAAACTAGAAAAATTGTAGATGTAGTTTCTTTTGAAATTGAAAGGAACTCAAATTCTATTGAAAGTGTAACCGCAGTTGATTCGCAAGGATTAGATCTAAAGAATTACGAACTTTTTACAACTGATAATTCTAATGGAGTTTCTATAAGTAAAGTTGAATATTCTAGTGGAATTGTTACATGTACACTGATAACCCCTATTGGAGGATTCAGTGTTGCTCCTTTTACAGATAATCAGGAAATATTTGTCGAAGGAATTGAAAAATTTGGAACTGATGGCGATGGATTTAATTCTACGGATATTGGATACAAATTCTTTACAATTTCAGAGTATTTGGACGATACTTCTCCTGCCAAAGTAGTTTTTAATATAAGTGGTTTTTCTACAAATCCTGGTATTGCATTAACTGATCAGACATATGCTTCAATAATTCCAAAATCAAAATACCCAACATTTGAAGTTAATTTAAAGCAAAGTGAATTCATAGTAAATGAACAATTGTTACTGAATATTGGTAATGGATATTTTCTATCTGATAGCAATATTGTAAAATTTGATGCGAGTGTTGCAAAAATTGTTGGACCAGATTTTTTAGATAAAGGATATAGTATAAAGGGAAGAAATTCTGGTGCTACTGCAGAAATAGATACCATCACATCTTTAGGGGGAAGATTTTCTGAAGACGTAATTTATTCAGATACTAATGGATGGAAAAATAATATTGGAAATTTGAGTGATGATATTCAAGTTCTTCCTGATAATGATTATTATCAAAATCTTTCATATTCTATCAAGAGTCCTATAGAATATGAAAGATTTATAGATCCTGTAAATAAAATTGTTCATTCTTCGGGATTGAAGAATTTTGGCAATCTCGGAATTACATCATCTGTTTCAACCAGAATTGGAACTGCTGTTTCAGATTTATCTTTCGTTTCAGAGTATATTTCAGAATTAAGAGTTGATACAATAAAAGATTTTGATACCGTGAGAGATGTTGATGTTAAATTTACATCGGATGGCAATAAAAAATCGAAATATGTTGAATTTCAAAATAAAAAATTAACTGATTTCTTCTTGTGCAAAACAAATAAAGTCTTATCAATAGATAGCATTGAAAATGAATTTTCTAGCACTACTTTAGGACAAGAAGAATATGTAGATTTGCTCACATATCCAAAATCGTTAAGATATACTAATTTTCTTGTTCAAAGCGTTGGTATTGCATCTACAGAACGTCAATTTAATGATATTGTTGTCCTTAACAACAATTTAGATTCCTTTACTATCGATAAAGGAACTTTAACAAATTCAAATACTATAGATTATTACGTAGATATTAATGGATTTATTGATTCTGCAGGAAATTTATCTCTCAGATATGAACCAACAAATCCATTTGATAAATCTTATAATATTAAAATTTATAGGAATTATTTTGATACTACAGTAACTGGTATAGGAACGACCTCTATTGGATTTGTAGATATTACAGCAAATGTCGAAAAAGTCGGAGTGGGTTCTACTGGTCAAATTATAGGAATATCAACAAATTCATCTCAAGCATTATTAAGTGAAATTTATGTAAATGATCTAACAACAAATCAAATAAATTTCTTTGAGATAGCTGTTGTCAATGATGGAACATTGGCAAAACACGCAGAGTATTTTTTAGATACTGAAAAACTATCTGGAAAAAGTTTATCACGATTGGTTTCTATAGGATCTACTATTGAAAGTGGTATTTTAAAATTAAATATTACAAATGACTCCTCAAATACTATTCTTTATAAGGCAAAAACGACAAATATAGATTCTCCCTCCGTTGGAACTGCAGGAACATATAGATTCTTAGCATCAGGTCAACCTGAAGGTAGCGAAAGATCTATGAGATTGGAATCTAGTCATGTTGAAACTGGTTCCGTTGGAGTTGGAACTACAGTTTTAACTTTTGATGTTTCAACAATTGGATCAGTAAAATCTTTAATTAGAATTAAAAACACCGACACTAATAATACATCAATACACCAAGTATTGATGGTTAATGATGGAACAGATTCTTTTATAATGCCAAAATTCTATGTTTCTATAGGAAACACTACTGGAATAGGAACATTTGAATCCCAAATAAATGGTTCTGATTTAAATTTATTATTCTACCCAGATTTTACTGCAAACTATGAAGTAAGTTCATATTCTCATGTATTATATGAAGAATTAGACTCTGATAATATTATCGTAGATAAAGAATATGGAAATGTTGTTGAAACTTTGAAGAATAGTAGATTTAATTCTATTAATGGTGATGGGAATGATCAATTAGAGTTTGAAATGGAATATAATGGAATTCCAATTTTCCAAAAAACATTCGATCCTTCAGATTCTAGTATTTTAAACACTAGCACTGGTATTTTCACAATAAATGATCACTTTTTTAGTAATAATGAAGCAGTAAAATATGAATCGGGAGCAACTTTTGTTGGAGTTACTCCTTCTAAAGTTGGAATTGCAACAACCACCGTTGGTGGAACACAATTTGTAGGAGATTTCATTGCAGGTCTTTCAACTATAACAGGTATTTCCTCTTCATTATTAGATTTCTTTGAAGTTGGTCAAACTGTTTCAGGACCATCTATTCCTGCATCCACCGAAATTGTTAGTATTGGGAATACTTATCAGTATTTCACAGGAAACATTGTTGGTGTAGGGTCGACTGTTATAACTGGTGTTGCTAATACATCAATATTAAAAGTTAGTGCTGGTATTTTCTCTGGTGATGGAACTTCATTAGGAACAATTCAATCAATTGGCGATGAAACAGTAACATCAAATCAAACTATAAGTGTTGGAATTGGAAGAACATTCTTCACTGATACTGTAGGATTAGGGATTTCTTTATCAAATGTAAGTACTGCTACTACTATAAGGCAATCATATAATTCTGGAATTTCTACAGACATTTGTCCATCGGATGTTTATATTATAAAACTATCTCCAAATACATTTAAGATAACTGGAACAAATAATAGTGGTGTAGGAATTACTTTCACTGATACTGGTGCTGGTAATGCTCACAAGCTTACTATGAAAAAGAATATTGAAAAAACACTTATTAATATTAATGGTATTGTTCAATACCCATTGTCATATTCTAATATATCTCATACATTGGAAGAAACTATAAATTCTAGTCAAGAATTTATATCTTTAAGTGGAATCACTACAGTAAATCCGACAGATTTATTGAAAATTGGAGATGAATATGTTGAAGTGCAAAATGTAGGTTTTGGAACTTCAACAACTGGTCCAATTACAGGAATTGGAACTACTGCATTAGCAAAAGTGAAGAGAGGATTTGTTGGATCTGCAGCGAGTTCTCATAATTCAGGAGCATCTGCAGAAGTTTATAAAGGTTCATATAATATTGTTGGAAATAAACTTCATTTTACTCATGCGCCTAAGGGTTCTGGAGAAAATGATAGAGAAGACTCTCGTGGATTACAGTTTAGTAGAGATACTTTTAATGGCAGAGTATTTTTAAGATCAGACTATACTGATAATATCATTTATGACAATATTTCTTCAGAGTTTAATGGAATTGGAAGAACGTTTACTGTTAAAAATAATGGTGAAGATATCAATACTATTGAATCTGGTAGTCCATTGTTGTTCATAAATGAAGTATTCCAAACGCCAACAACTTCTAATAATGCTGGAAATAATTATGAATATACCGATAATGGAGATACAACTACAGTAACTTTTACTGGAATAACTAATAATGATAATTCTATCGTTACATCAATTACAGACGTTAATCAGAATGGTGTTCCTAGAGGTGGTATTATTGTTTCTCTTGGTTCTACTCCTGGTTTAGGATATGCACCTCTTGTAGGAGCATCTGTAACTGCTGTAGTTGGTGCTGGAGGAAGTATTGTTTCTGTTGGGTTGGGGACAACGGATCATAATGGGTCTGGATATAATAATTTTGTTGGTATTGCAGTTACTGTTTTTGAAGAAGGACATGTTGGTACAGCAGCAACAATTTTAGCAACTGTTGGATTAGGGGGAACATTATCTTTTAGTGTTGATGGTGATGGCGGAAGTGGTTATAACAATCCTCAAATATTTGTTTCAGACCCATCATACTCAAATCTTGGTGCATATGGGATCTCTAGAGTTGGAGTTGGGACAACAACAGATACTGGATCCGGTTTTGCAATTAACTTAGAAGTTGGTGCTGGAGCTACTGTGGGAGTTGGATCAACTCATTTCGGAGTTACTGATTTTGATATTATTAATTTTGGTTATGACTTTAAACTTGGCGATAAATTTACTGTTGCTGGTTTAGTTACCGCAGCAACATTATCAGAACCAATCCATAAATTCGAACTTGAGGTTCTTGGTGTCTATAATGATAATTTTGGATCTTGGCAGTTAGGAGAACTTGATTATATTGATTCCATAAAATCTTTACAAAATGGAATTCGTAGAAGATTCCCACTAAATTATAATGGAGATTTATTGAATTTTGAACTGGATATTACTGATCCAGATTCTGCCCAGATCGATTTAAAAGAGTTACTACTGATATTTGTAAATGGAATACTGCAAATACCGGGAGATTCATATGATTTCAATGGAGGAACGTCTATTATCTTTACATCTGCTCCAGTTGAAGATGATATTATTGATATTTTCTTCTATAGAGGGACTAGAGGAACTGATAGTTTTCTGGAAAACATCACTGAAGTTGTTTCTATTGGAGATGAAATTCAGATTAAAAGAGATCCTGAATTTGGATTGACAACTACACAAGATCCTAGAGTTATACTTGATTTGAGAGAATCTGATTTGGTTGAAACTGTTACTTACAGTGGTGTGGGAATTGTTACTGAAGGTGATGCTAATTCATTTGGAATTACTGACATCAAGTTTACAGATATTATTCCACAAAAAGCAGATATTATTTCTAATGGAGAAAATATTAGTAAGGCAAGAAATAGATTATCATCTTTAATTTATCCAACATCAAGACTTATCAAAAATCTTGGAACATCTGATACAGAAATTTTTGTTGATGATGCAAATTCATTCAATTATGAAGAAAATGATTTAAGTAAGACAATCACTACATTTAACGTATTAATAACTGAAGGAACTGATAATGAATTTGCTTCAACCGAAGTAACTGTTTCTAGTGCATCAACAATTTCGTCTATAGGAATTCTTTCGGGTGGATCTGGATATGGTTCAGGTGGCACTATTGACGTTGAAATATCAACTCCTCCGAGTGGAATAGGTATAGGAATAGGAACGACTGCTACAGCAACTGCCACAGTTTCTGCAGCAGGGACTATTTCTTCAGTTTCAATCACAGATGGTGGATTGGGTTATAGTACAACAACTTCTCCCCAAGTTCTAATTCCACTACCAACTTTAAAAGTAGAAACTATTAGTGTTGGTGCTGTCGAAGGATTTTCAGGAATTATTACTGGAATTGCAACGACGACAACTTCAGGAAATCCTGCAATTGAATTTAAATTATTCAATGAAGATGCTGAATTTGGAAACACCTTAGAAGTTGGTTATCCATTCTTTGTATCAAATAGCATAACAGGAACTGGTGTTACTTCACTTACAGGTGCAGGAGTTATTATTGGAATTGGAACTACATCAGTTGATAATATCTACGAAGTTGCAGAAGTTTCAATATCACCAAATAATAATAAAGTTGGAATTGTTACATGTAGAGTTTCTAGTAGTGATGTGGGTATTACTACTAACACAGAAATACCAGTTTATGGAAATTTCTCTTGGGGAAGATTCTTTACTTTGACTAGAGCATCTTCTGCTCAGTCATATTCGATTAATGGAAATACCGTTTCTGGATTATCTACATATCCTCAAATTCAAAGAAGAGGTTATGGATTAAATGATAGTGGAGCATACTCTAACTAAAGTCAACTAAATAAAAGAAAAAATAATTAAAATGTCTGGAGCAATTGTAACAGATCAATTTAGAGTTTTGAGTTCGAATAATTTTGCAGATTCTTTTGATCTTTCTACAAATTCATATTATCTATTTCTTGGATTGACAAATCCGTCTCTTGATTATTATGGTAGAAGTACTACATGGAATACTTCTACTCCTACACCGAAAGATGATTTTTCACACTTATCCCATGCTAAGGATACATTAATTTTTGGAAAAAAGATAACGTCAATTGGATTGAGGAGAGTTGTTGCAAAAAAAACTTGGAAATCTGGAACAAGATATGAAATGTATCGTGATGATTATAATATTGATAATCGATCACCAATAACAAATTCTACTAGATTGTATGATACTAATTACTATGTAATTACATCCGAATTTAAAGTTTATGTTTGTATTGATAACGGATCTTCTGGAACAAATATTAACGGAAATCCATCAATTGATGAACCAACATTTACTGGATTAGAACCAGCAGCTGCTGGTTCTAGTGGTGATGGATATTTGTGGAAATATATGTTTACTATTTCTCCATCTGATGTTATAAAATTTGACTCCATAGAATATATCCCAATTCCAAATGATTGGGATACTTCAACTAATGAGGAAATCAAAAATATTAGAGAAAATGGCAATTCTGATACAAATAATAATCAGATCAAAAAGATTTACATAAAAAGTGGAGGATCTGGTTACAGTGGATCTGCAATTTGCGATATATTAGGAGATGGTTCTGGAGGAAAGGTTCAAATTGATATCAATAGTACTGGAGAAATAACTTCCGCAACTGTAACGAAAGGAGGTAGTGGATATTCTTATGGTATTATTGATCTGGATTCAATTAATGAAAGTGTTACTACTGGAAATTTTGCAGAATTGATTCCAATTATTCCTCCATCAAAGGGACATGGATTTGATGCATATACTGAATTAGGAGCAGATAAAACACTTCTTTATGTAAGATTTGATGACAGTGATAGAGATTTTCCTTCTAGTACTAAGTTTTCTCAAGTTGGAATTATAAAAAATCCTAAAAAATTTGGAGTCGATGAATTACTTACAGCATCTCAATTTAATGGATCTTATTCTATTAGATTGAGTTCTGATATAGCAACACCGATTATTGGCGAAATAATTGAACAAACTTATACTGATGGCAATTCTAATAGTGTAAAGGCAAGAGGTTTTGTTGTTTCATATGATAGTGATACTAGAATTTTAAAATATCATCAAGATAGAAGTCTTTATTTTAGCGATAATAAGACCCATTTAGATAGTGCTGACAATAGATCAGTGGAATCTAGAGGTGCAGTTCAATTTACATCTGGAGGAGGAACTATAACTTTTGTAAGTAGTTCTCAAACTTCTTCAATTGATTCTACTTTAAATGGTTCTACAATTACAATTGATAATACAGTAATTAATCTTGGAGTTACTTTTGCAAGCGGAGTCGCCAATCCCGAGATAAATAAAAACACGGGAGAGATAATCTATCTCGATAATAGACCTGTTGTCTCTAGAAATTCTAGACAAAAAGAAGATATTAAAGTTATACTGGAATTCTAAAAAATGTCCCAAAAAACAAATTTAAACACAAGTCCTTACTATGATGACTTTGATTCTGGAAAAAATTTCCATAGGGTATTGTTTAAACCTGGATATCCAGTACAATCTAGAGAACTTTCCAATTTACAGTCTATTCTACAAGATCAAGTAGAAAAATTTGGATCTCATTTTTTCAGAGAAGGATCGCCTGTAAATAAAGGTCAGACTTGGTATGATTCTCAATTTTATGCTGTAAAGGTCAAATCTTCCGTATCAGGCATAGATATTTCATTATATTTGGATAAGTTGGTTGGAAAAACTATCAAAGGTCAAGATTCTGGAGTGAAGGGTGTAATAAGAAGAGTATTAACTGCTATAGATTCTGATGATAATGTAAATACGATTTACGTAAAGTATAATCAAGGAAATGGAGAATTTGAGTTTCAACCTTTTTCAGATGGAGAAGCATTAATTACTGAAGATTCCATTACTTATGGAAATACTACAATAGCAGCTGAAGATGTATTTGCAGAATGTATTGATTTCAATGCAACTTCAATTGGATCCGCATATTCTATTGGAGAAAGTATATATTTTATTAGAGGACACTTTATTAGTGTTCCGGCACAAGAAATTATCCTAGACCAATATAACAATACACCGACTTATAGAATTGGTTTAGAGATTAGTGAAGAATTAATAAATGCTAAGCAGGATAATAGTCTTTTTGATAATGCAAAAGGATTCTCCAATTTTGCTGCACCTGGTGCAGATAGACTTAAGATTTCAACAAAATTAATCAAAAAAAGAATTGATGACTTTGATGATAAAAATTTCATTGAACTTGAAAGAGTGCGTGATGGTTTGATCATTAGTAGAAAAAATCCTAGAAGTGATTATAATTTATTAGAAGATTATTTCGCACAGAGAACTTTTGAAGAATCGGGTAATTATTCTTTACAAGACTATAAATTAGAGATTCAAAATTCTTTAAATGACGGAATTGATTCCAATGGAATCTTTTTAAGTAATGAAAGAACTCAGGACAATAATGTTCCCTCAGAAGATTTGTTAACACTTAAAATTTCTCCAGGAACCTCCTATGTCGAAGGGTATAAGATAGATACACAAGCAACATTTATAGATTTCAATAAACCAAGAGAAACTACAAAATTAAAGGAAACTTTTATTCCCTTTGAGATGGGAAATCTCCTCAGAGTCAATAATGTTACTGGAACTCCTCTTGTTGGTATTGATAATAGTTCTTATCTAAATTTACAAAATCAAAGAAAGAATAGCACTACTTCTGCAACAGGAACAACTATAGGACAAGCAAGAGTTTATTCTTTTACTTCAAATCAAACTTATGAAGATGCTTCTTCATCTTGGAATTTATACTTGTTTGATATTCAGACATATACTCAACTAACTTTAAATATTTCTGCATCAATTTCAGAATCTACTTACATTAAGGGAAAAAGTAGTGGAGCAAGTGGATATACTGTATCTACTACTAGTGGTACTGAAGTAAATCTAAGACAAACATCAGGATCTTTTATTGAAGGTGAGCAACTTATTATTAACGGAGTTACAGAAACAAGCATATCAATTAAATCTATAAGGATTTACAATACTGAAGATATTAAATCAGTTTATCAAGATACAAGTGCGGTTTCGGGATTTTCTACTGATTTTGTTGCAGATTCTATTTTATCAAATAAAAAAGTTTCACAATTTAGTATTGTTGATACTTTAGATATTAATGGTGGCATCGCAACATGTGCGGGCAAGAACTTTGTAGGAATCAAAAGTGATGCCATAATTAGATATCAAAGAGCAGGTTTTAGCACTGCTACATTCAATAGAGTTGAATCAATATCATCTGATAATTCAATTTTAACTTTGGTTGGCGTTGCAACTGTTGCAAATGTATGTGATGGTGCTGTAGATACCAATGAAGAAGTTACTTTTTCTGTTGTCACACCGACATTAATAAATGAAGATGATGCATTTTTATATGCTGAGTTACCAGAAAAAAATATTTCAGAAGTAAGTTTTTTAAATTCAAATATTAATGTCAATGCTCAAGCAACGGGTAAATCTACTAATGCAACTGGAGAGTTGACAGTATCTCTTACAGATGTAGGTATAACTAGTGCATTTTTTGATACTTTTGATATTGACAAGTATTCTGTAATGTATAGTGACGGCACAATAGAATCATTGACTTTAGATCAATTCAATTTAACAAACAATATTGTTACGATTAAAGGTCTAAAGCAAAGCGAGTCTAATGTAGTTGTTAACACATCACTGAAAAAATCTTCAATTTCTAATAAATTAAAGCAACTTTCTAGAAGTCAAAAAACTTTAGTTTCTAGAACTAGATCTGGAATTTCAACTTCTTATGGATTATCATTAAATTCTTATTATGGTTTAAGAGTTGAGGATGATCAAATTTCTTTAAATACTGCTGATGTAGTAAATTTAATAGCAGTTTATGAATCTTTAGATAATTCTTCGCCTTCACTGGACTCTTTAACTTCTAATGCACTTTTAGAATTAAACACCAATGCAATTTTGGGAGAAAGAATCGTAGGCGCTACTAGCGGCGCAGTTGCACAGATTGTAACGTTGGTTTCCGCTGAAGAAATTGAATTTGTATATCTGAATGATAAAAAGTTTTCTGTAGGAGAAAATATTAATTTTCAAGAATCTTTACTTGAAATTTCGCCAACATCTCTAAAAGTTGGAAGTTATATTAATAGAACAGGAGATTATAGATTAGATAATGGTCAGAAAGAGCAATATTATGATTATTCTAGAATTGTAAGATCAACCAATACAGCGTCTCCATCAAGAAGATTGCTTATTATATTTGACAAATATGTTGATTCAAATTCAACAGGAGATCTATTTACTATAAGCAGTTATAATACTAGTATTGATAATATACCCCTCACATCCTCTGGCATTAGAAATTCTGATGTTTTAGATTTTAGACCAAAAGTTTCTGATTTTGATCCATCTACAGCAACGAAATCCCCATTCGACTTTGAGGCAAGAGATTTTTCTTCTACAACTTTTAATGTTATTTCGCCAAATGAAGGTTCAACATTAAGATATTCCAATTATCTTCCAAGAACAGATAAAGTCATTCTAGGGAAAGATGGCAGATTCCGCATAATTGTCGGAAAATCTGCACCAAATGCACCAGAACCTAATGATAAGTTTGAGGGAATGGAGATAGCAACTATTTCCTTTCCCGCATATTTGTTTGATGTCAAAGATGCCTCTATTAATCTGAAAGACAATAAAAGATTTACGATGAGAGACATCAGAAGAATTGAAAATAGAGTTGAAACTCTAGAAAAAGTTACAACTCTTTCTTTATTGGAATTGGATACTAAGTCAATTGAAATTCAAGATAATGATGGATTTAATCGATTCAAGACCGGTTTTGTAGTTGACGATTTTAAAAGTTTTAATGTTATTGATATTGATAATCCTGATGTGAATGTTAATTTGGATGTTGAAAATAACATATTAACTAGCGATACGGATGAGTTTTCACTCAAAACTTTCTTAGCACCAGCAAGTTCAATTAATTTGAACACTTTAGATTATAGTACAGATTATGAATTACTAGACTCTAATCTACAAAAAACTGGTGATGTAGTTAGTTTAAAATATCAGGAAGTTGAATGGGAAATTTTAAATCAACCACTGGCAACTAGAGTTTCAAATGTTAATCCATTTAATGTTGTATCATCAGATGGAAACATAACATTAAATCCAGCAAATGATACTTGGACGAGAACTGTTGTTGTTCAGGGTAGACCTAGAACTAGATGGGTTGCTTGGTTTAGAAGCACAGTCTCAAATCAACTAACTCAGGAATTAATTTCTAATACTGCAGATCAATTTATGAGATCTAGGAATGTTTCTTTCCAGGCATCTAGTATAAATGCATACACAAGATATTATCCATCCTTAGATTCAAATAGACAAATTGATATAATTCCAAAATTACTGGAAATTAGTATGGTGAGTGGGGTTTTTGAAGTTGGGGAAACCGTTGAAGGATTTGTTGGAAACGAAAGAGTTATTTCTTTTAGAGTTGCTTCTCAAGATCACAAGTCTGGTCCTTATGATGCATTATCAACGGATCTTACTTCTAGTTCCAGATTCTATTCATCAAATCCATACGATAATCCCATCATATCTCCTTTATCTGGGTATAATGCATCGAGCAGTGTTTTAAATGTTGATTTAGATTCTTTATGCCGAGAGGCAATTGGAGAGTTTAGTGGTAGAGTTGAAGTTGGAATGACTTTATTGGGAACCACTTCTGGAGCAGAGGCAACACTTTTAAGAAATAGATTAATCTCAGATAATGAAGGGCAAGTTTTAGGATCTTTTTTCATTAGAGATCCTAATTCAACTCCTCAACCATCAGTAAAAATTTCTACTGGAACTAAAGTATTTAAATTATCTTCAATCTCAACTAGTGAACAGGACTTACCAGAAGGATATGTTATCTCTAATGCAGAAGGAGAATATACTGCTGAGGGAACTGCAGAAACTGTTGAAGAATTTGCATTAACTACTCGTCGAGAACGACGACGAGCTCGACGAGGAGATCCTTTAGCACAGTCTTTTGCCGTTACGGATGAAAGTGGATTTATTTCATCGGTAGATCTTTGGTTTCAACAAAAAGATGAGTTCCAACCGATAACAGTTGAAATTAGAGAAATGGAGTTGGGATTCCCAACAGATACTTTAGTTGATTCTAATGCAACAGTTCAGATTTTCCCAGATAGCATTAACACTTCTACTGATGCTAGAGATTCTAGTTTTACCCGAGTAACATTTCCAAGTCCAATTTTTGTAGAGAGAGGAAGAGAATATGCGATTGTAATTTTGTCTCCATTCTCAAATAATTATTTTGCTTGGATTGCAAGAATGGGAGAAACAACTATAGAAACAAGAAATCTTCCGGACTCTGAAACTGTAATTTATAGTAGACAATATGTTGGCGGATCTCTATTCAGATCTCAAAATGGAACAACATGGACAGCAGATCAACTAGACGATTTGAAGTTTAGAGTTAATAAGTGTAGTTTTACTTCTACGCAAGGAACTGCATTTTTCTACAATCCATCACTGCAAAGAACAAAAAATATTAGAGACTTTAATTCTCCTAGTACATATTCAACTGAAAATAATCCAATTACAGTATATCCTAGAAAGTTAACTGTCGGAATTCAAACCACTACAAATTCCGAATCAATATTAACTATTGGCAGAAAAGTTGGTGTTGGCAATACAACAACTGGTATTATTGAACAAGTGGGTGCTGGAATCAGTGAAGTTTCTATAACGAATGTTGGAACTGGATACTCTACAGGAACTTTTAGTAATGTTTCTCTTTATAATGTTATTGGATCTGGTGTTGGTGCAGCTGCGACTATCGTTGTAAATGCTAATGGAGAAATATCAAACGTAACAATTGGATCTACTGGTTTAGGATATGTTACTGGTGATGTTTTGGGAATTACGACAGCAGATGTTGTAAAAGGAGACAATGCAAGAATTAGCATTACATCTACAAATGGAATTAATAGGTTATATTTAACTGATGTTGTAGGAGAAACTTTCTATCCAAATTCAACAACACCCTTAGTTTATTATACTGGAGATACTAGAACTTCACTGGCAAGTACTTATACAACAAGCAGTTCAGTTACTGAAGATAAGTATTCTGGTAATGTATTTGAGGTTTTTGATCGTAGTCATGGAATGCACGCTTCAAATAATGTAGTTAGAATTTCTGGTATTTTGCCAACATCTAATGCAATAAAAACTACTGAAGAAATTAATTCAACATCTTCTACAATTACATTAGAAAATGTTGGTATATTTACTTCTTTTGAAGGTCTAACCGTTGGTTCTGGTGCTGGTCAAACAACTGGTTATCTTTTTGTTAATAATGAGATTATTTCATATAGTTCATACAATACATCTACGAATACGATTACAATCGGAACCAGAGAAATTGATGGAACAAAATCAAGGGCACATGAATCGGGATCTTTAGTATACAAATATGAATTAAATGGCGTATCTCTGACCAGAATTAATAAAGATCATAATATGTCTTCAAATTCTGCTGCAATTAATTCAAATAAAACTATTGATACTTATCAAATTGAATTTAGTAGATCGGGTAGAAGTTCTGGAGACAATCTACTTTCATTTACTGATGAAAGAAAAGTTGGTGGGAATAATTGTATTTTATCACAAAATATTCAATATAGTTCTGTTTATCCATTCTATGATGTATTTGCTCCAGATGGTACATCTTTCTCTGCATCACTAAGAAGCGTTAGTGCAACTAGTTCTGATGGTTCTGAGATTTCTTTTCAAGATGAAGGATATGAACCTATTCAGTTGAACAGAATTAATAATTTAGATTCACCAAGAATGGTTGCATCGCATGTAAATGAATCGGAAAGATTATCTGTGCTACCAAATAAAAAATCACTGACGGTTGCAATTAGTTTGAATGGAAATAGAAATTTTTCGCCAATGATTTACACTGGGGGACCTGCGAACATCAATCTCTTTAGAAATAGAATTAACAAACCAATATCAGATTATGCTTCAGATTCTAGAGTAAATGAACTTAATGGTGATCCTCATTCTTCTGTTTATATCACCAAGAAGATAGAATTATCTAATCCTGCAACTGCATTGAAAGTTATATTATCGGCATACAGACATTCTTCTTCGGATTTTAGAGTTTTATATCAATTATATAAATCTAGTAGTTCTGAAGTTGAGCAATCTTTTGAATTGTTCCCAGGATATGATAATTTGAATGGACAAACTGTAATTGATCCATCTAAAAATAATGGAAGATCAGATGTTTTTGTTAGATCGAGTAAAGAAAACGAATTCTTGGATTATGAGTTTACTGCGGACGATTTGGATGAGTTCAGTGCATTTAAAATAAAAGTTGTGATGAGTGGAACAGATGAGTCTGAAGTTGTTCGAATCAGAGACTTTAGAGCAATTGCATTATTATGATTAGAGTTGAAGGTCATAAAAGTCTCAAAAGAGATGAAAAGACTGGTGCTATCATTAATACTGATAGTATCGAATATAATAGGCATTTAAACAATAAAAAAAATAGAAAAACTCAAAAAAGTGAAATAGATGAAATCAAAAGTGACATTACTGAAATCAAATCAATTTTGATGCAACTTCTAAAAGAAAGGAACTCATAATATAAATACCTTATAGAATAAAATCTTTAGATTTATGGCAGTATATGTATCAAATATAATAATTGAATCTGGTACTACTTTTGATTCTGTTTTTGAATTTGAAGATTTTGCTGATGAATCTGCATTCGATTTAACTGATCAAACAGTTTCGGCGCAAATAAGAAAGCATCCTAATAGTTCTAGTGCTGTTTCTTTTGCTTCAACAATTACTTCTGCTTCTGAAGGAAAAATTTCTATCGAATTAAGTCCTACACAAACAGCATCTTTAAAACAAGGAAGATATGTTTATGATGTAGTTATAGAAAGCACAGGAGGTAAAAAAACTAAAATTGTTGAAGGATCGGCAATTGTTCGTCCTGGAGTAACGAGGTAACTAAATGCCAAAAATTCTTGTTAAAAGAAGTGGCGAATCTTTAGTCTCAGTAAAAGATCGAGTAGGTTCAGAAAACGCTGTAAGAGTTTTAACTAGTTCAGCATCTGCTCCCTCTAAATTATCTCTACTTAGTGATGTTGATAGTACTTTTACAAATGATGGATCTGTAATAGTTTATGATGCGCCATCTAATAAATTTACAATAACGGATACTATTCATGGTCCGATAAAATTTACTAATATCGCTCANTCAATATCACCTTCTACCGGAGCATTAATAGTTTCTGGTGGTATAGGTATCGGGGGAAATTTAAATGTTGCTGGCGTTTCTACATTTTCGGGAGAAGTAACCTTTGGATCAGGATCTTTAAATCTTGGAAATTCGGATTCTGATAATATTAATGCAAGTGGAGAATTTGTATCCAACTTAGTTCCTAATGAGACAAATCTATATGATTTAGGAACAAATGTTAAAAAGTGGAGAAATTTATTTATTTCTGGAATAACCTCAACAAATAATTTATATGTTGTTGGAGTATCTACTTTTACAAATACTCTCAATATAACTGGAGTATTAAATGCTAATCAAGGTCTTTACTATGATACGGATGATTTTGATGGTCCTAATGGAATTGCATATTTTAATGATAGTGGAAAATTAATAAGTGCTACTAGCAGCACTACGGAAATTATTACCGAAAGTAATCTCATTCTTACAACAAACTCCTCTGGAGTTCCTAAATGGTCTTCAGTTATTGATGGAGGAACCTTTTGATAAATAAATTCAAAGGAATATAAATATGGCAAAACCAACAACCAGACAAGAATTAATTGATTACTGCCTTAGACGCCTTGGTGCCCCGGTATTAGAGATAAATGTTGATGATGATCAGATCGATGATCTGGTTGATGATGCTGTGCAATATTTTCAAGAAAGACACTTTGATGGTGTCGAAAGGATGTATTTAAAATACAAAATTAGTCAGGATGATATTAATAGAGGAAAAGCAACTGGAACTAGTGGAGTTGGTATTGTAACTACAACAGGCACATCCACGATAGTTGGATCTGCAACTACTTTCAGCTTTTATGAAAACTCGAATTATATTCAAGTTCCTGATTCTGTAATTGGAATTGAAAAAATATTTAAATTTGATACTAGTTCAATCTCAGGTGGGATGTTCAGTATTAAATATCAACTATTTTTAAATGATATGTATTATTTCAACTCTGTTGAATTAATGCAATATTCTATGGTAAAAACATATTTGGAAGATATAGATTATTTACTGACAACCGATAAACAGATAAGATTTAATAAAAGACAAGATAGATTATATCTAGATATTGATTGGGCATCTCAAACAAAAGATACTTACTTTGTCATTGATTGTTACAGAGCATTAGATCCTGCATCATTTACACAAATTTATAATGACTCTTTCTTGAAAAAATACTTAACTTCTCTCATCAAAAGACAATGGGGACAAAATCTTATTAAATTTAGAGGAGTTAAACTTCCGGGAGGAATAGAATTAAATGGAAGAGAAATATATGAAGATGCTGAAAGAGAAATAGATCAGTTGAAGCAAACTATGGCATTGGAGCACGAATTACCACCCTTAGATCTTATTGGATAATGGCACTTAATCCTTTTTTCCTTCACGGAACTTCCAGTGAGCAATTTCTTGTTCAGGATTTAATAAATGAACATATTAGAATGTTTGGAATGGAGGTTACTTACATTCCCAGAAAAATGATTGACACTGATGATGTATTTAATGAAGTGCAATCATCGAAATTTGATGATAATTTTATTCTTGAAGCATATTTAAATAATTATGAAGGGCATACAGGTCAAGGAGACCTTATGACAAAATTTGGCATTTCCTTAAGAGACGAAATAACGTTAACAATTTCAAAAGAAAGATTTGAAGATTTTATTTCACCATTTTTGATGGGTAGACTTGATAGTTCAGAATCTAGTGATAGTTATGATGATGGTGCCACAGTAAAAATAAGTTCTAGACCTAAAGAGGGAGATTTAATATATTTTCCATTATCATCAAGATTGTTTGAAATTAAATTTGTAGAGCATGAAAGCCCCTTTTATCAATTAAATAAAAACTATACTTATGAACTAAAGTGCGAATTATTTGAATATGAGGATGAAATTATCGATACAAATATTACTGATATTGATGAACTGATTGATGATCAAGGTTATTTGGTAGATCTAACTTTAGTTTCCGCAGGAACAACAGCAACTGCAACTGCAAATATTGGAACTGGTTACATTAGAGAAATATTCTTAAATGATGATGGATATAATTATACTTCTGCCCCAAATATTACAATAACTGCCGCACCTGATAACGGAACTAATGCTACTGCTGTAGCAACATTAAAAACTGTTTCCGGTCGCAAAACAATAGATCAGATACTTTTAACTAATGCTGGTGCTGGATATACTGTGGCACCTACCATCACAATAAATGGTGGCGGAGGCACGGGTGCTGCCGCAACTTGTTCTATTGGTGTTGGTTCTACTGGAGTTATTTCTCTGACAGTAACTGATGACGGATCTGGTTATATTACTGCACCAACAGTTACAATTGATTCCCCAATAGGTCCTGGTGCCGCAGCAACTGCATCAATTAGTGGTCTTGGAACTGTGAATGGAGTTACCGTTACTAACGGCGGAGAATTCTACAGTCAGTCAAATCCACCTACAGTAACGTTTAGTGCTCCTACAGGTGGTGGTAATGAAACAAGTATTGTAAAATTTGGTTCAAGGTCTTATAAATCAACAGGTTCATCTATTACAATACCAACTACTGGTGTTTCTGACCTTCAATACGGTAGTGTAGGTTTCTGGTTCTATGTATCCAGCAATTATTCTGGAATCAAAACTATTGTAGAATTTGGTGCTAATGATAATGATACAGAAAAGTATTCAGTAAGTCTTCAGGAATCTGGCGGGACTGTTCAAGCGTTTCTAAAGTTTCCACTTAACGCATCATCAAGTGGTACAGGAGCATCAACACTATCAACAGATTTGACAACTGGTGAGTGGCACTTCTTACAATTAGCACAAATAGACCAAGCATTTAATTCTAGGCAAATTCATTTAGATAATAATAGTTCGTTTGCTACAGCATCATACAAAGGTAATATAATTGACGATAATGGTTTTATTATTGATCCTGATGAATCTTTATCAGATGGTGATGTATTCTTTGATGAGTTTTATGCAACAACAGTTAATAGTGAAATAACTATTCCAACATCAACTCTGTCTGGTCAAAGTGGCGAAGTATATTTCCGAGGTGGTGAGAGAGTAACTGCTACAGGTATTTCATCTGTCAGTTCTGCAGGAATAGTAACTTCTGTTACCATAACAAATGCAGGAACTGAATATACTACGGCACCAACGGTAAGTATAGCAAATACTGCAGGAAACAAAGTTTTCGGTTCAGAATTAGCGATTGCAACAGCAGATTCAGTTCTCTATTCTGGAAATCTTTCTTCTAGACTCAATACTGTAGATTCTTTTAGAATTATAAATCCTGGTATAGGATATACTGCAGCACCTGCTGTAACTATATCTGATCCGTCAGTGCTATCCGGAATTGGAACATTTGAACTTGGAGAAAAAGTCACTGGAGGAACTTCAGGTGCTATTGGAAGAGTTAGAAATTGGAATAAAGATGATCTCATATTACGGGTTGGAAATGTTTCTGGAACATTCACGGATGGTGAAGTTATAACAGGAGCAGAATCTGGTGCAGTTTATGCATTCAAATCTTCTACGGAAAATGAGACTATCAATGATAAATATCAAGATAACTTAAATATTGAATCTGAGGCAGATTCAATTCTAGACTTTACTGAAATTAATCCCTTTGGAACTTACTAATGTTAGGAACTTACTATTATCACGAAATAATTAGAAAAACGATTGTTGCATTTGGAACATTATTTAATGATATTCACGTTAAACATGAAAATAGTTCTGGTGGAACTTTAAGTGATATGAAAGTTCCTTTGGCATATGCGCCAGTACAAAAATTTTTAGCGAGAATTGATCAACAGACTGATTTAAATAAACCAGTTCAGATTACTCTTCCAAGAATGTCATTTGAAATGACAGGTATTAATTACGATTCTTCAAGAAAAACTTCAGTCACTTCTACATTTAAAGCTTCTGATGGATCAAATATGAAAAAGGTTTATATGCCTGTTCCATATAATATTAATTTCGAACTCAATGTTTTAAGCAAATTAAATGAAGATTCTCTTCAAATTATAGAACAAATTTTGCCATATTTTCAACCATCATTTACTGTTACTGTGGATTTAATCAGTTCTATTGGAGAGAAAAAAGACATTCCTATCATTCTTAATTCAATAGGATTTCAAGATGATTATGAAGGAGATTACAGTACAAGGAGGGCTTTAATATATACATTGCAATTCACTGCAAAGACTTATCTCTTTGG